GGAAGTTGATAGCTTTACGAGTACCTTCAACACCTTCGTTGAATACTAGATCTTCAACGTGCTCCATGTGCACGTTTTGTTCAGCTTCTGTGATGAATGTCTTTAGTGTTTTCATTTCTTAATCTTCAGGATAACCAGACCACCACGGGTAGCCATTAGTTTGTGTGGATAGATGGCAACACGTGCGCCATTGTAACGCTTGCCCTTATATGTAAAGCCACGACCAGCACGGAAAGTTGCGCCGAATACTGGTAGGTAACCACCCTTAAAGTGAGACAGATCGCCAGACAGACTCATGTGGCTGCTGAATGATAGTTCGACTGTCTTACCAGTATTCTTAAACACTGGCTTACCTTGACCGATCAATTGAGTGTGCTGAAGTGAGAATGGACGACCGTAGTCTGGTCCATAGATGGACATGTTGGCAAGTTCATCATCACTGAACTCACCCATTACTGGCATTGGTAGTTGGTCACCGTCACCGATAATCTTAGCAACTTCGCCGAGGAACTTTTGAACTAGCTTGTGATTGTAGATATGCTCACCAGCTTGCTCAGACAAACCACCGTACTGCTGGAACGCTTCTGGTCCACCTTCTTTCTTGTGAGAGATATAGATTGAACCCGCAGCAGTTGGGTTCTTTTTATCTTTACACAGAATGATGTCAGCCTTTGGGTCGCCTTTGACGCCAGCTTTAGCTTTAATTGGGGAGTCTACCTTGACAGCGAATGCGATGTCTTTATAGGTTTTTGAATCACCCTTCAGCTTGATGTCGATCTTACCACCAGCTTCAAGGATGTATGCGTTGATAGCATCAACGACTTCATCTTCGTATTGAGTGCCGTTTCCGCCAGTTGGCTTACGGATTGTGTTGATTGGGATGAATCCTTTGACTGTGCCAATCTGGACTGCAGCCATCTTCATCTTACCGAACTCATACATCTTAGTGTCGGTAATCTTAATCTTGGTGCCAGCTTTGAACTCTTTGGTTCCAGCAACTAAGTTAGTACCCTTCTTCGTATATACGACTGTGCTTTTGCCTTTCTCGATCTCAAAATCGACTTCAGCAAAACGCTTATTCTCTGTAACGTATTTTACGAAGGACAGTCTTCCGTCTGTCGCTTTACTTCCCAAGTCAGCCATCAATGTATCCTAAGTTTGAACCTATTATTTAGGTTTCTTGATTATACGTTGATACTTACGATCCCACTTGGCTATTTGCTGAATGATTTTGGGAATGGCTTCGTTGTTACGGTAGTCGTAACTGAAGGTCTTGAGGAAGTAGTGTAGAGTTCTAGAGTCTCTACGAAATTTGGATCTCACTAGCAGATCAGACACAGGAACATTCGGTCTGAACATCTTATAGTCTAGCCAAACGCAGTGAGCATAGGCTTGGATCTCATCGAACTCGGATAGGTATCGACGCTCCTCGTCGATCTTACGGTGACCAATTTTCTTATAGGGAACAACGTAATTGCTCCACTCATCGTCACGACGATCGTACTGCATGAAGTGGACTAACTCATGCATCAAGACTTGGATCATCTTATACTTGAAGCGATCCCAAGTCTCTTTGGTGAAAGTGAATGTATTGAAGTTAGAACAGTGTACAAAGATTACACACTGACGCTCGTCTGGAGCGTACTCGCCACCTACGGCAACATAAGCCTTATAGACTTTGGAGGTGGACTTTTGAGGTAAGAAGACGACACGTGTGCGCCACTTCTTAAAATAGTTTGAGAGACCCTTAGCGTCATTTTCATAACGGTCTAGGTCTCTCCAAACTTTTGCAGGGATGAGTTTAGCTCTGAACGGACGCTCATAGAAGTTGAGCATATCCATCCAGTCGAATTTAGCTTCTTCTAGGAATCTCATCTTATCCCAGAAGACTCTGGCTTACACGACTAGGTGTTTCTCCAAGAACGCCAGAACCTTCGCTTGCTCCTCTAAGTTAGTGTTTGCAAACTCAGTAATATAGGACATCAAGTCAAAGTTGGACAACAGGTTACTATATTTAGTCTCCCTTCCTTTCAGGAAAGTCTCGGACTGGTCGGAGCCACGATCCTTGTATCGCTGCTCCAACATATCCTTTGGAACCTTCAGGAATACCACCTGCAGATCCACATCCTTGAGATCCATACACATCTCTAGGAAAGACTGGTTGAAGATACGGTCGCCTTCGAACAGTACATTGGAAGTGGTTTCCTTAACGAACTCCGTAGCTACAGGCTGGACTGCCATAGACAGTCGGTCGGTGCCAGCGAAAGTCTCGCCATCTTCGTATTTACCCAGAACGTATAGGTCTAGTTCTTTACAGTAAAGAGCAGGGAGCATCTTCTTGGGCTCAACCTTCTCCCAAGTATGACCCTCCATAAACTTACGGAACAGAGTGGTCTTACCAGTTCCAGGGCTACCACCAACAGCAATTAGTTTTCTCATGTAAACATCTCCAGTCCAATCATTTGAGGCTGCTCGTCATCGAACATCCACTCCAAGTTCTCCATTTTACCTGATCTAAGGAAGTTAGGAAACTTTTCTTTGTCGATACCTTTCTTGTGATCCAAGCGTAGGTCAATCGTCTCATTTCGTGCTTGCCAAAGCACATCCCAGTCGATACCATACCAACCGTCTTTCTCGCATTGCATAATCTCTTCAGCTTGGCGATCTAGGTAGTAACCAAGGTAACGACCATGCTTCTCACGGAAGATCTTCTTGAAAGAACACAGGCATGTTTCCATCGTGAAGAAGTCAATCTGATGGCTCAGATCGGGAAACCTTGCTCTCGTTTCATCCAAGATTTCCTTGGCTTGACTTTCAAGAGATACATACTCTGCTCCAGTAAGTTTCGTATCGTACTTGTCATCTTCGCCGATGGCGAGATGCAACCCATTACGGTGAGAGCGAGAGCCATCATAATCATCCAGCATGAGACTAGTAGGGCTAATCCGTACACCAGCAGTATGCTTAAGATGCTGAAGATAAAACCAAGTGGAATAACGACCAAACTTATGCAGCTGTGTCTTAACGCCACTCCACAGATTGTTAAATGATTCTTCCTCGTTGTCTCCATAGTAGGACTCCAGTTTCTCACGTTGAGTTTTATCACCAATGAATTTCTGATAGGAGTCGAACATGGCAGGTAAGTGACCTTTGTTCCACTTCGTGTCAGTTTGGTAGCGCAGTCGTTTGTAGTTTGCGGTGTTCCATGCATTCATACGATCTACCGTAGCCAACTCAAAGTCAGGAAACTCGTTCATGAGAATCCATGAGGTTGGTAGGTAGTAGGTATTACCGTAGAGCCATGCTAACCATAGACGTTGCTCATCATTGTGTTCGTATCTCTTGTTCAGGTAGTTCGTAGCCCACACCGCAGGGTCGCAGTCGTCATACTTCAGCGACCATGCATACCAGCGGATGAAGGCTTCACGGCGATTTTGTTTTAGTCGATAATCCATTTTTCTTCTTAGACAGTTTGACAAAGGCAGGCAGTTCTTTGACAGTAATCTTCGCATTCGGGTGAACACGCTCAAGTGCCTTCTTCAATTTATCAGAGTGCTGCTTACGTGCTCGATACTCAGTCATGTTTCGATGAGAGACAACAATGATACCTTCCCAAGTATTCATACCACCCATCTTGTTAAGCACAGCCCCGATACCGTCGTTCATTGAACGGTCGGACGAGATACTAATAATGCCAGCAGCAGGATTCTTTTGTTCCAACTCAGCAACCACAGTCTCAAGTTCTTTCTTCGTGTAACGCTTGAAGTTATTGCTTAGAACTTCTTGCTCTTCACGCAGCATCTTTGCTACAGACTTGATGTTGTGGGCAATGGCACTCTTGGAGTAGTATTTAACGAGATTGCGTAGAGCAGTGTTCTTGAAAGTCGTGGAGTTGATATCAAGACCAGTAGTCTGAATAAGGTTCAGAATGCCACGCTTCAAGTCAGCCTTCGTATTAGGCTTCTTGCGCTTCTCTTGGTGATTCATGAGAAGACCGAAGTCGTCGTAGTTGGCTTGCTTGTTCAGGAACTCCGAACTGTTGATGTAGATAACTGGGACGTTTGTCCAACCCACTTCGTATGCAGCAGTGATGGTATGGTTGCCATCCAGAATCATCTTGTTGCCGAACTCATCAACAACGATAACGATTGGAGAAACATTCTCACGTGCACGCTTAGGATCATCACGCATGAAGTCTTTAATGTCTTCAAGGTGCTCAGGTTCAATGCTATTGAATCGAATCTGATTCTTCGGCAGAGAGTAAACTTCTTTGGTATTGGCTTGATAGACGATATAGTGACCAGCTTCAATACGTGCTTTGATGCTGGCAGTTACGTCTTGATCAGCAATGTCTAGGTAGTCGAGATTCTCTTCAGGTTCAATACCCTTGATCCAGTCTTCACCGACACGCTTAACAGATTCAGTTAGATTAGAGAAGTCCTTGACGCAACCTTTACCGCCACCAACAGACTTGTTGTAAAACTCGGGATTTTTGTTAGCCTTGACAGACTTGAGAAGGAAATTCTCAAGAGTAATGGCTACAGATTGGCTACCACGATAGAGAATCGTGCGGCGCATATGACCATTCGACCATGCATACTTCAATTCATCGTCTTCGGATGAAGTCACATAACCGTCGAATTCTTCTTCGGTTTTGTGAAAGCCAATATACATTTTGCCATTAATGATATTGCGCCAGCCGTAAACAATCGCTTCGTATTTCATAACAAAAATCCCTCAACTCAATAGTATTATTATACTACAGAAATTGATTTAAGTCAACACTTTTTTGCGAGTCGTAGGACGAGGCTAGGCTTCCCTTTCGACCTGAGAATAACGCTTTACGAATTACAGGATCGTTTTCGTCGTATATTCCAGTGTCGATTCTTCCACCTGCAACTTTGAACATGGATAGGCTGCAACCACTCTTTTGCTTTCCCCAGAACTTAAATCCAACGGATTCATAGAATGCAACTGCATCAGGTTCTGCGGAAACTCTAAAGTAAACTGCTCCATTAATCCACGTGGCATCGCTGAATGATCTGAGGGTTAGGTGTTTGGCTACACCTTTACGACGATGCTTAGCAAATGTATGAAGCAGTTGAAGGTTAGCTACCTTCGGGTTTGTCTTACCAATAGTGGTAATGATTGCGCCCATTAGTTCGCCGTCGTCATTAAAAGCGCCAAGACATTCATCCCAATTTTTCTGCATGTCTGCTTTGGCACGAAATGTCTTAGCGAAACTATCAGCTTTGTCGTCAGTGATTGCGGCGACAAATTCCTCACGAGTGCATTTACGCAACTTCATGGTACTCACGATGCTTCTCTCCACGTGATTTATCGTACTTAGTCTTTTCCCAACCAACATACTCATTCAGATCCCAAACGAATGGAGGGAACTTGTAAGTGTCGGCTGCTAGGATTTCCTTGACACTTGGACCATCGTTGAGCGCAGCATCAATAAACTTCTCGGCGAAACGGAACTGAGATTCGATCTCGTCACGCTTGGTCGAAGAGCGGAAGCAACGGAACTCGATAGTGCCAGTGTGCTTCATACAGTAGGTGTTGATTGCGTAACGGAATGGGCGACCCATTGATACACCATCTTTGCCTGCAGCATGCAGCTTGATGAAGTGCTCAAAATCAGTTGCTAGGTTTACGATGTTGTCGCACATGTAGTCAGGCATCTCACGACCACCGTCGTACTTCAGATACATCTTAGCACCCTTAGCACCTTTCATCTGACCACTCTCGTAGAAACCATAACATGCTTCAATGGTGTCTGCTTGATTAGCTTTGATGTAGGAAATAAGACGCTTCAGACCATCGAGGTCATCTTTAAGACCTGGAACAAACACGTGAAGGTGTCCGTGGTTTACGCAAGAAGCAGAGGGTTGGTTGCCAGCATCAACAAAGAACTGGTGCAGTTCCATGACACGATCAACCTGTTGCTGCCAAGTAGCAGTCGGTTTGGTGTTAATCTCACCACCCATGTAAGGTTCTTTACCTAGCGGATCGCAAGCAATGTACTTGAACGGTTCATGGATGTTCACAATGTCAGTCTCTGCGAACTCCCACTTACCAAGATGTTCTGGTGGAGTCAAACGGCGATCAACATCACCCCACTCGATCTCGTAACCCCATGTAAACTTATCTGACGGATACTGTTTCATATTCTACCTTTTGATAATCATGTTCATCATTAGTCTGAACCCTCTCCATCATGACTGCTAAATTCGAGTCAATAGTCATGTAAAGGTTCATTGGCACTTCAGCTGGATACTGTAATCCTGCACGGACTGCAATATCCTCAGTAGAAGTAATTATACTACCGTTTCCAACCGTAGTCAAATATAATGGACGCTTACCATTGCGGTACAGTCGGATAGTCTTGCTGAGGTTCAACTCAACTACGCCCATAGACATGTGGTTAAACTCTCTCAGTGGATCGTTAGAATGCAACACAAGTTCGCTATCGTTCTTTGTGATGCACTCATACCCATAAAGTTCTTTCCAGTTCTCTGGCAACTCTTGAGTAATAACGCCATTGTGGACGATGGACTTCTCGTCACCGCACATTGGTTGGTTATACTCAAGGTCGCTGGTAGAATAGCGGCAATGACCAATCAAGTAAAGATTGCCATCGCCAGCAACCATACTTGAGAGGTTGTCATCGTGTAGATGCTTCTCAACGAATTGGTCGGCTGGGATTGGTTCTTTAATAGTTGCGATCTTATCGCTCCACTTTGGTAAGAATGACATACCAGTAGCGTGTAACCCACGAATCTTAGACTCGTGGAACACACGACGAATCATAGCGAAGTCCTGCTTAGTGGGGTTAAGCAGGATAGCACCAATCACAGCGCACATTAAAAGAATCCTTCTAGCGAATTAGACTTCTCAGCTTCTGGATGCATCTTCAGAAGTTCTTCACGACCAAGACGTTGCTCACAGAAGTCGAACCATTCTTGGCTTTCCCACATTCCTGGATACACACCATTGAAACGTGGCTTGTAGTATGGGTGCTCAACATCGTTCTTGCATTGTTCAACGAACGCTTTACGAGTTTGCTCATACTCCCAAGAACCAAGACTCAACATACCTTCGTGGAAGAACGCAATGATAGAGATACGTTCTGCAGTTGGGTCGTCAAGAATCAACTCAGTGTTACCGTGCAGACCAGCCATGTTGTTAACAAACAGCAAGTCTCCTGGACGGATGTCAACAGCGTAACCAATCTCAGGGAACACTAGGTATGCGCCACGATACTTATCAGAGTTACTGAACACGCAGATGTTAGCGAAACCATTTTCCATGTTTGCTGGGTCGTAGTGAGCAGCAGTACGGAAGTTACGGTTAACAGTGATAGTTGAGAACGGAGTTCCAGGAACCAAGAACTTCGGATCAACCTTGCTTGCTGCTTCCATCTGATTACCATAGCGCCATGGTAGCATTTGCTTGAACGCATCAGCTAGGTGCTGCAGGTATGGATAAGACTTAGCAAACTTCTCTGGCTGTTTCTCAGTGTAAGAAGTAGCACGACCCCAAGGAATACGTGGGTAACGGTCATACCAACCAGCGATACCAGACAGAACAGAGTTAGCGTAAGTAGTCTTACAGATCAGTTCGTTCTCAACCCACTCGGCTTCAGCTTTCTGCTCGTCGGGAGACAGTTTGCGAGTCTTCTCAACCCAGTCGTCAAACACGAATGCAGTATCACGAACAGCTTCGATAGACCAAACCTGAGCACGACCAGATACGGCATCTTTCGGTTGGGTTTCGTATTTCTTCTGGATAGCTTCGATTGGATCTTCACCAAGGATGTTAGCCTTAGCATCTTTGAACTCGTCGATAATATCCCACTGGTAAGTGGTAACCCACTCACGGTTACCCAGTTTACCTTCACGTGGACCAGCAGCAGTGCCACGGTTCTGAGTTTCTTGAGCAGCTTCACGAAGACCTTCGTATGCGGAAGCAACCATCTCTGGTGAGAAGTAGTTCTTACGGAACTTGAAGACGATGTTCTGTTCGTTTAGCGCATCACCGCAGTTACCGCAGTCTTTATCGCAGTCGGTGCTACCAAGTTCTCCTGCGCACTTAGGTGGCAGATATAGATCCATGTCGCTCTGAACCAGAGTATGGTAGTGACGCTCGTCTAGCCAAGTACCAACTAGATCAGGGCGAGGTGTAACGTCAGGTGCCTCTAGAACAACAACCTTGACGTTGCGGTTGATGTCGATGGTGTTAATTGTCTGTTCCATTTTCATTCTCCTTAAAACTTGAAACCACTAAATCCTTCACTACTATGTATGCGCTTTCCAAAGTCTGATTTATCAAACAGTGGCTTATCATCGTATTTGTCTTGACCTGCGTCAGACAAACCGTCTTGAGCAGACGCTTCAACGTCATACAGCTTCATCTTGGATCTGTCAACACCGATGATAAAACGCTTGTAGAAGTTTGGATCATTGTAGCGGTTCTTCAGTTGCTTCACAATAATCTGATTCAATTGCTCCAACTCTTCATTACTCACCAACGCAAACATAAAGTCAGCGGTGGCTGGCAGACCAAACGACTCAGAAGTATCTTCCAAACCTGGATCGCTATTGGTATAACCAGAGCGAGTGGTTTGAGTAGCCGAAACGATAGGCACATTGTACTCTACCGCAAGACCACGCAGTTCTTCTGCAATCGACTTGATATATGTATAAGAGTTTACAGAGGCTCCCATTTTCATACGCTGACTAGAACAGATATTCAGATAGTCAATCATGATAATGTCAGGTGCGAACTCACGCTTCATCTTCAATTCTTCCAACAGCGCACGGAAGTGTCCAGCGTGAGCACTTGCGGTTGGATACTCTTTGACGATCAGCTTACCTTGAGTCTTCTTGGCGATTTTGTCAAGACGAGTTTCAAAGATGTCACGATCGACAACCTTCAACTCATCCATGGTCAGGTTCAGAAGGTTCGCATCGATACGTTCAGCGATACGCTCTTCAGCCATTTCCATGGTGATGTAAAGAACATTCTTACCTTGCATCAACGCACCAGCAGCCACGTGACACATGAAGAGAGACTTACCAACGCCAGTACCAGCCAGTGCGATGTTCAGAGTCTTCTTACTCAATCCACCTTTGGTGATCTTGTTAAACATCTCCAAGTCGAAAGGAATTTTCTCCTCGACACGGTGGTAGTACTCATAGCGGTCGGCGAAGTCTTCAATGTAGTCGTGACCGACATGATTATCAAAACAGACGGCAAGAGCATTAGATAAGATATGAGGAATAGCATCTTGTTGATGGTTCTTGTCTCGACCATCAATGATCTTGATGGAGTCGAGGATTGCGTTATAGACAGCACGATCCTTACAGAACTTCTCAGTCTGCTGGATCAGCCACTCTTGGTTTGGTTCTGCTTTATCGAGTTGCTTGACATACTCTTGCAGTTCGGGTACTTCTTTGTCAGTGAGACCTTTGAGGTTTCCAACTTCAATCGCCACAATCTCAGGGGATGCGGGATGGTTGTATTCTTCAAAGAACTTAATGAGCAAAGAGGCAATTGCTGCCTCTTTGTGGTCGGCAAAGTATTCCTTCTTGAGATGAGGAACTACCTTGCGGCAATACTCTTCACTGTGAATCAGGTTCGATAGGATCGCCTGTTCTATTCTCATCAACACCACCTGTGTAAGTTAAACTGTTTTCTTCAATTCCTTGGTGAATAAGTTCTTGAAGAATATCGCCAATGTATTTCTCAAACGGTTTCATGTCGCTGAACTCTTTACTGTTCTTGTCATGAATCTCATACTCGAAACTTAGACGGAGTCTATCATTGGCTTCGTCTTCTTCAAAACTAACTCTACCGTAAGAGTAAATTATACCTGAAAAGGGTTCTTCAAGCAACTTTATCGCATCGAACCCTTCCTTGCGGCTCTCAACCATTACGAACTTAGGCATCGTTCTCACCAAAGTCAGAGGCATCAATGGTTTCCAGATCAGCAGAGATGTCTTCGTCTTTGAGAATCTCTCCAGCTGCAACTTGGTACTTACCCTTGACAAACTCAACGAAAGACTTTTGCATCAGGATTGGCATCCAGAACTCTTTGCTGTCAGTGTCCTTCAGGCGATACTTCTTCTCATCCATCTCGCCAGTTTCTTTGTCTACCTTTTGATACCAACCATTGCTTGGCTTGATGACATGACCTGACTCGAGTGCGATATCCAGCAAGCCAGACCAACGGCTAATACCACCGTCAAAAGATACGCTAACAGGAATCTTAGATTTCTCACGAACGTAGCGAGACTTCTCCACGTTGATGATAAAATTGTACCCAACAACTTCAGTACCTTCCTTTTCTTGTTGGCGACCCAAGATGAAGATGTTGTCAGCAGAGTAGTACGAACCAGTACCACCACCAACGATATCTTTCGGATACAGACCAATTTCTTTGTATGTGTGGTTCACGACAACGCAAGGAATGTCCTTTAGCGTCAAGTGCGGTGTAACCATACGCCACAGACTCTTCATCTGCTTAGCACGTGACATGTCAGCAACTGCCTTGCCGTCAAGTGCGTCTTCGACTTCTTTCTTAGAAGCAAGGTTACCGATTGAGTCAACAACGATGATGACATGTTCACCACGCTCAATCTGCTCCAGCTGCTTCATGATGTCGAACTTCAGCTGTTCAACGTCAGTAATAGGTGTATGAATAACACGCTCAGTGTCAATACCGAAAGAGTCGAAATAACTCTGCGGAGTACCAAACTCAGAATCGTAGAAAAGAACAACACCGTCTTCATACTTGTCCAGATATGCTTTCGCCATCAGTAGGCTGAATGCAGTTTTGAAGTGCTTACTTGGACCAGCCCACATAGTGAGTCCAGGAGTAAGACCACCATCCAAACGACCAGACAGAGCCACGTTAATGACTGGAATGCTCGTAGGAATCATGTCCTTCTTAGTGAAGAACTTAGACTTCGATAGGACAGAAGTGTCCTTGATCGTAGAATTTTTACGTAGTTTCTCTAGGATACTCATTAAGCCTCCAAGAATTCTAGGACTTGGGTTTCGTTCATCATACCAACAACACGCTTCACTTCGGTGCCATTGTCATCGACGACGACCATAGTTGGAACAGAGCGCACATTGTACTTGCGAGCAACTTCCATGTTTGCGTCAATATCAACTTCTTCGATAGGCATGCTGATCTTATCAGCCATACCATTGAGGGTCATAGTCAAACCCTTACATGGTCCACACCATGTAGCATAAAACTTAAGAACTTTCATCTTCTTCTCCATACGTAATTGTGAATTGCGGTTGCTCAATCTGAACGTGGGCGTATTGCGTTACGTCTTGTCCTGTTAGATCGTGGATGATTTTAGCTAGGTAATCGTATCCTTGTACGACAAGATCTACATCCACAACAGACAATCCCGTGTATGGTCTTTCGTTCAGCCACTTTACAACGTCTCGTCTTGCGTCAACTGTTTTCTTTAGAAACTCGACATCAATATCCATTATTTTACTCCTTTTGCTCCTGCAAGTCAAGTTTATATTCTGGATTCTTTACATCAAACACAAAGGTGATGCGTGTCTCGTCTCCAAGATTCTCTGTGCCATGCGGCAGTTTGTTGTTAAACCAAACCAGCATTCCAGGTTCAATTACAACTTCTTCATCGCCAACATGGTACTTGTATTTACCCTGAATAGAAAGGTGGTATCTATCTCGTGTAAGGTAATAATCCCCAATGTCGATGTGTGTGCCTACTGTACCGCCAACTGGAAGCGAAAGGAATCCGCAACGGCTGACGTTCTTGAAGTAGCGTCCAAGAATACGTAGCACTTCTGTGTGTCTGTTAAATGCTGGAGTTGGTACGCAGATTTCGCTATCGCCTACGTATTGGTCTGGTCGTTCAATACCACCCATTACAAGTTGTAGCACACCTGCTTGGACGGCAGGGAATCCCCACCCGTCCACCAAGTCTCCAACACCCTCAATCTTTTTCTGAGCACCCCAGTCATCAGGGTACTGCTTCAGCTGAGCAAGCACACCTGAGACATCGATGCCAGTTTCCAAAACTCTAATGTTCTTCATGCAAAGAAATCCTCGATAGATGATTGTTGTTCGGTCTTCCAACCAAGTGGTTCGATGACGGTTTGCATCGCATCAAGGAAAACTTTCTCGAACTGCAAATCGTAATCTACGTAACTATGTAGGTTGAATTCTTTCGGCAGTTCTTGAGGGAACGAAATAACATCTTCTTGGAACGGATTCGGTTTGCGTACATACACAAACTTGATCTTGTCTCCATCACGAATCGCTTGATACTTTTTATCAAGACCAAGACGCTTGCAGTGATGGTTGAACAACAGAGAACCACGGACATGAATCGGCGTACCCTTAGCGTAGATTGGCGAACCTTTGTAGGTGTTCATACCATTCACGCCACGTGGGAATGCGATGTCTTCAACTGGAAGCTGACGGAACTCTTTGCGGAAGTCTTCAATGTAGCTATGCAGCTTGGACTGATCGCCTTGAAGAATTACGCTGATGGAGTCTTTCAACTTGTCACGGATGATGGCTGGAGTCGAAGACTTGACCATCTCAAGACCCATGACCTTCAGCTTCGGCTTCGCAAACTGAACACCCTCAGAGTTGTGGACGTTCAGAATGTAACGCTTCTTGGCAGTCCAGATGGCTTTGTCAGCCAGAACTTCTCGCTTCATCTGCATCTTCTGACTGTATGCATTCATATAGTCAGCCAGCTTCTGATAGGTATTGTCAATGAACGGTTGGAAGATCTCTTCGCAAACCCGATCCATGTACTTGATCTTTTGATCGTCAGTCTTACCCTTGCAGGTATGTTCAACCAGATCTTCCATCGTTAGGTAGATTGAGTCAGTGTCAATCGCAATGACGTAGTCTTTACCTTCAGACTTCATGATCTTGTTCATGTACTTGTTGAACTCGTTAGCCATCCAACGAATGGACAACTGACCAGAAGTGGTAATACCTTCAGCCATACGGATATCGAAGTAACGGAAGTACTGGTTACCCATAGCACCGTAAGCAGAGTTCAACGCAATCTTCATCGCCATCTGCAGGTTGTTCAAACGACTGATCTCTTTCAGCAGGTGCTTTTGAGACTTATCGTTTTCGTAGTTCTGCTGAACCTTCAGCATCTGCTTCTTGAACTTAGAACGGTCAGCGTACATCTTTTCCATCAACTCAGGCATGAACCCTTTGATGTCTTTGCGATAGCACCAACCATTTGCAGTAAGCGCAAGGTCACGACGATGAGCGTAGCTGGTGTCAACTTCTTGATTGAGCAACTGTTCAACGGTACAAGAGATCTTCTCATGCGTCAGCGTCTCGGGTGAGATGTTATATTGCATGATCAGGTGAGGGTACAGAGAGTTCAAGTCAAACGACGCAACCCAACGATGTGGACCAACCAGAGGATCCTTCACATACGCACCTTCAAACTGTTCAGACTTAGCCGAGAAACCCTTGGAAGGAATCACAATCTTCTTGGAACGCAGGTGGTTGTAGATGATGGCATCCCACATACGGACTTGAGAGAATACGTCTTCGTAGTTGATCTTGGCTTGATATGCCATAGTCAAACACAGTTCGAGCAGACGCATCTTGTCGTCGAGCATTTCAACCAGTTCAACGTCATGGATGTTATACTCTACGAACTTCTGCCAGTGCTCAGTGTAGAATTCCTTGAAGGTGTCTCCAGGGTTCTCTTTCTTGTTCTCGCCGAGTTCTTGTTCAGCGATGTAGTCAAGACGGTAAGACTCTTGCTTGGAGTAAGTGAACTTCTTGTACAATGCCAAGTAGTCAAGATGGGAGATGCCATGAATGTCATAGCTGATCTCTTCGTTACCTTTGATGAAAGTCTTACGTTCGTTAATGTAACCCCATGGGCTGAGTTTAGATGCCAGAGTCTCACCCAACTCTCGTTCAATACGCTTGACCAGATACGGGATGTCGAAGAACTCAGTGTTCCAACCAGTGATGACGTCAGGGTAGTTTTGCTGCCACCAGATGATGAAGTCTTTGAGCAGACGTTGTTCGCTATCAAAGCAGCGATACTCTACGTCAGAACGGACATTCTGGAATGGGTTAGTACCCCAAGTGACTACCTGCTTGGTCTTGGAATCTTTAATGGTGATCAGTAGGATTTCTTCGTTGGCAATCTTGATGTCAGGGAAACCATATTCAGTTTTGGTTTCGATGTCAAGGAAGAACGTGCGCACTTGATCGATATCCCAGTTGATATCGTAGTCATAAGTGTCGCTGAGGTACTGGCAAACGTAGTTGGTGTTGCCGTAAATGTCAAAACCCTGTACGTCTTCGTAACGCTTGACAAACTCTCGGGCTTCTTTTACAAGTCCAGGTTTGACTTCGTCAACAACTCGACCATCGAGTGTGCGCCACTCGCTGTCTTGTTTCTTGGAAGATACGTACAGGGTTGGGTAGTAGTCCAACTTAGATTGAAATGGACGACCATTCTCGTACCCTCGAACAAACATACGGTTGCCAAAGGGAAATACGTGAGTGTAAAATTGCATTATACTTGTTTTCCATACATTAGTTGCATCGCATCCAATGCGCAGTCATGAACGGGATGGTGCTTGATAACTTCGTGTCGTCTAAATGTTGGATGTTCGACTTCAACATATCCGTTGGTTGTACCATACAGAATATCGACTGCGGTTCTCACATCTCTCCACATATTATACCCTGTGATTTGTTGCATGCCAACTTTAACTGCCAGCGAATCAATCACAAGTTGATCAAGAGAGCCACGTGCCCACATAGTTTGCTTGTTTGCATTCGGGAACTTGTTCATGTAATTATGTAGCAGAGTTATACCTTCCTCTGCGGTTACATCATCACCCGAAGGATCAAACGAAACGCTACGGGTATACTCGTGTTGGTTCTTCCACCACTCAAGTGTACCAATATCAACAGTGCGCTTCAGTCGCTCAATCTGGTCTTTGGCTTTGAACTTAACAAAGCATGCGCCATCTAGCATGGTCTGATAGTCTGGTCTTTGTTCAGGGTCAAAATGAACTAATGCTGCCGATAAAACGACAGCATTAGACTCAACACCCAACGTCTCAACGTCGAATACAAACATTATAGTTCTACCTTTTCACCATCACGAGTAAAGAACGCATTGATCTTCTGCTCATCAGTCCAACTAGAACAATACGAGTTGTCCAAGTCGCATTGAACGAGAGCCTCAGCAGTGCTACCCATTACACGATGTGACACAATAACTTCATCCAAGTGCTCTTGAGAGAACTCCTTGGCTTCTCTCATAACAACAGTATCAAGTGCGTATTCTGGATGCTCTTCTGGCACTTCAACCATGTAGCGCATACGGAACATTGAGACACAATCAACTAACACCCATTTATTCGCCATAGTCTAACTCCATCCAATTTGTGTCTTCGGGTAGCAGTTCCATTGTGACATTATCAGCACCTTCAACTTGCTTCTGGAAAGAAAGATACACACTAGAGGTGTATCCACCCATACCGTAAGAATCCTTGTGAACACGATAGACGCTACCGCTAGAACCATGGAAACAATAGAAGTCGCCATCCTGCTCAACTTTAGT